AGTTTTGCCATCTTCCTTCTCCTTCATCTTCGCTATTTGCGAATCGCGAACAGTGTTGAACATGGTGGAAGTACATCCAGCATCGATAGCCAATTCGGCTATGAGCTCTTCTTTCTCCATCCCCTTGGCATTCTCTACTAAGCCACACCAGAACCTACCATCGTGCTCTACAAGTGCTGGACAAGGTGGATTAGGACCATACTTTTGAAAACCTAAGATGCAGACAACTTTTGAGCAGCAATAACTAACCGCACCCAACACAGGGAGTGGTATCTACAAACCCATTCCCTATGTGAGTGCCAATTTTCCTTTCTCTTTTCATTTGAAAAACCGAGCCTTTCTTTTCATCCTTATGCCAGGCAAGGCGTAAAGATATTTTCCCAACAATTCCGCTTTTGCTCCTCCAAACTGCACGACATGGAAGTTTGGCTTCCTTTTTAGACTCCCTACTTCCCTGAAGGTTCTCCAACACCAATCTCTGAAAGAATCTATAACTGCTGGATTGCCACAAATATTGGCATATAGGCGCCCTGATTTCCTAAGATGGACACAACCATCGCCATCAAAAAGACCGCGATAGAAATGAACCTCATGCTTTTTTGCCAATCTTCCGACATGGCTTATATATGTCTTCCTTGGAACAACTCCCCATTTTCGTAAATTGGAAGCCACATCCGGAGCCGTAATTCTCAGTGATTTCATTCTGCTTTTATTCCCCGATTTTTGATATCTGGTTCTCTTTGTAATTGGACCTGAGTAATTCATAAAGGCCTTCAATCCATAGACGAGATATGCATCTCTGTCCTGAAGTTCTAGAGAAATAAGACCGTGTTTCGAGATAGATCCATCGGCCATCAACAAACCAGCCCAATAGGCAGATATCGGGGTAGATATAGAAAATGCTTTATGATCATAATCATAGATTCTGTTTCTTTCGGAAATAGAACGTCGTGGAATCCCACGTTCTATTAACCATTGCCTAACTGTTTCGCCGGCCACACAAAGATCCCTGCCTATTCTTGCTGTATCTTCGCCTCGCTGATATCGGAGGATAGCTTCTTCCAGACGAGGATTCTTAGATCTGCCCATTGGTGTCTTCCTTCTTGAGGTGGATGATGATCCCCTTTTCGTTGCACAGATCCACTTTGATTCCTCTATTTAGGGCTTCGGTGACGGTGTGCTTGGTCCCTTTGGAGTTGGGTAGGAAGTTATGAAAAGCGATCACGAGATCTGGATTGGTATCCAGCATCTGGAGGTTGCGGACGATTCCTGCTCTACGCCCTAACTCATCCCATTTGGCTGGGAATCCGATAACTGTCATTCCAAGTTCTTCGGCTGCTTTTTTCCCTGCAGAATCGGCTCCCCGAGCTTCTCCTTGTATGACAACGGTGTCTGGTTGGTATTGAGAGAGCACCTCTTTGACAACTTCTTCGTTCCACCAATTACGATCTCCGCAGACTAGAATCTTCATCGTTTCTCCTTTGCAAAGACTTGAAGTCCGTCCAGCATCGTCCCAAGCTCAGCTAAATAAGCATCCTCGCTTTTGTATTTCTCTCGATCCTTTCTGATTCGATCAATAGTATCGTTCAGAGCAGCCTCGGTGTAGATAGCACACATCCCATATGGCTTACGCAGGATGGCTGTCGTCCCATTCGCTATCCATCTATGTGGTCGCATGTCGATCTCCTTTCACAAGATCTTATGCCATATTCTAAGCTAAAATAAAGGCCAGATCAAGTCTGGCCTTTGGGAAACTTGATAGCTAATGCCTTTTTGAGTCGTTCGAGAAGTTCCGAGTTTTCGTCACACCACTTCTGTGTCGTCTCGTCTCCATCGGGGTGAATAACCATGACGACATTGCCAGGAGGTTCATCTGGTGAAGCGAGTACGTTCATGCCTGTTACGAAGGTGGGTTGTCCTGTCTCTGCGTTCTCTACAGGGATGTAGCAGAACATTTCCTTGGTCGAACAGCCAGCGTCTACAGCCCAGACCTTCCAGATCGACGCAGTCATATCAACCAATCCGTTCTTTCTATCGGCTTCGATCTTGTCGGCCAAGTTGTTGATCTCTTCTTCAGTTGGCTCGTCATCGTCGTCGATGATCTCCATTACTTCCTCCACTTGCCCTTGGCGTCGAACTGCCTCACCATCTGCGGGAGAAGATGTCCTGCAAATGCCTTGTCTAGCTGGGACGCGTGACGTCCGCACCATCCGGCCATCACCTTCTTGCGCCCATCTTTGACGTACCCACCCCAGGACGTTGCCTTCTTCTTAAGGCAGTACACACACATCGTTGTTCTGCTGTCAGCCATGGGATTAGCTCCTTTCGTATTTCTTCTTGAGTCTATTCAGTTCCTTGAGTTCTCGTTCTTTCATCTCGAGGGCCTGTTGTTTTTTGGCTCTCTTCTTCTCCTCATTAGCTCGTTTTGCGATATCAACGCGATCCCGAACTTCTTCCTCGGTCTCCCAACGCTCGGCATCTACATAAAATTCACGATGACCTTCTCCGTCACTGTATGGCAATCTAAGAGTCATATTGAAATGTTGAGGGTACTTATTGCTGAGTTTTTGCAGAAGCGCAATCGCTTTTTCAATAGGACCCTCAAGCTCTACGATCTCTATTGATTCATTGAGAGTGTCTCTGAGCTTAAGTGGTTTCATTTTTCGTTTCCTATCTGTGATGGCAATGAACGAAAATGCATCTCCAGGTAGCCAATGGCGTCTACGATGTTGTCCTCCTTGGTTGCGCTTCTGTTTCTGGAAAGTTTGATAAAGACCATCAGCATCATGAGATCGCTGACGCTTCTGATCTCGAGTTTCCCGAAATTCCAGGCGCGATAAAGTTCTAGTGTCTGGGCGTATCCTGCCTTGAAGTCTCCGTATTCTAATTGACGTTCGCCGTAAACTAATTTCTTGGCCTTGTCAAATAGTGTGGTATTTTGTGCGTCAATTTCTTTAAGTTTTTTGGCATCATCGACAAAAGCTTGTATCATGTTTTTCTGACCAGCTATTGCTATTTTCTTCTTTTGGGCATCTGTAAGCTTCTTAACCACGCTGCTGTCTCCTAGAAGGCCTATTCCTCTGCGCCAGATCGTTTCAGACGCATTAAGACATGGTGGTGGCCCCTGGGCTCGAACCAGGATAGCGATTACGCCCGGGCGCCCAAGCGTAACGGTGCTCTGCCATTGAGCTAGACCACCTTAAAGCGATGCAATCTGATCGGGACACCTCCTTGAGTGGACCGTAGACGCCTACGTTTAGGTGTGACGGATCTCTTCTCTAGCGACTCAAAGGGCTCGAACCTTGATTTCCTCTATGCCCAGACTGGCTGCGGTAGAGGCGTCCTGCCATTAGACGAAGTCGCAATTAGGTCCCCGTCACGGGCCAGCAATGATCCCTAAAGGAAGGATAGCATCTTTTCTAGGCGATGTATATATAAGTGCTTCGTTATAATATCATTTCTTGCCTGTGTAGCTAATTCATCAGCTAGCTGTTTATTTGATAGGTAGTCGTTAATCATATGTATCCAGATGGGAAGAGACGTATCTACATCCCTAATACTTGGCATTGTGATCTTTGTCAATAGAGATTCTTCATGGACATCCCTGAGCCCAGCACGATAGGCCTGTAATTGGAATGCTCCCGAAGCTGGGACATCAAATGTCCTACATGGACATCCAAACACAGCCTCCTGATTGTACTGATCGCAATCCTGCATTGGGGCTATTATGATACGAGTCATATTGTACAACAGGTTGACGTCATAATAGCTTTTGTTCATGGAGAAATCGAAGAAGCAATTAGGGAAATGGCTCGAGATCTTCATGGCGAATTCCCTGCGCCATCTATGGGCAGCGCCAATCATAGCTATGTCGTATTTCTTTTTGCAGTCGATTGGGTAATAGACAGAGTGATCGGCGGCTAAAGGAAGATATTCGATTAAGTGGTTCGCAAAGATTGGCATTCTAGTGTACGAGAAATGTTTGTCAACTAGATTGGTTATCCTTCCAATCTTCTCTTGGAATAGAGGAACTTCGTCGTTCGCAGTCCAAACGAAAACTTTCGTCTTCTTTTTCCAGCTTTCGACTAGTTCTGGAGTAAGTCCGAATCCAGATGAATGTATCACTACGTCAAGTCCATCTGGAATGTTCTGCTCTTGTTGACTTCCCATTCCTCCGATCAGAGTAACATCATGTCCACTGATTAAAGCAGCGTGGGAAAGGTAGTCAGCGACATAATCAGCGCCATTGTTACCACCTATCCCACTAAAACTTATACCGATTTTCATAGTAGTTCCATCCTAATCTTGTTCTCCTGGAAGACGTTCTTAATGATCTCATTGCTCTTCGTCATCACGCACCTTGGGCACTTCGAAATGTCGATCTTGGCAATGGCAGCCTTGTGTTCATCGCTCCCCCAGATCTCAGAGAATGTTTGTTTGTGTAGATTGCCAAACCTAATGAAGACGTCCTGACAGACAATCAGTTCTCCAGTGGCCGCTACTACCGCATGAAGAGGAGAAGCGAGACAAGCATCATACTTACGAGGGCTCCAGTATCCATCGAATTTCTCGGAAATGGCAAAGAGCTTGGCTTTTGAAAACTGTTTAGCCGCTTCGCAAAGATGATAGGCTGGACGAATGATCTCTCTGATTTTTTTGTCTTGTTCAGGATCCGAGAAGTACGCTGGCCTGATGTGTACGAAATCAGCGTGGAGCTCGTCGGCTAGTCTACAGACATTGAAGATGTCTTCCCAATTCTTGTCACTAACTACGAACCCAAGTCCCATTTGAACTCCAGGGTTCTTCTCTTTCGAAACTTTGAAGTTAGCCACTATTCGGT